AGTGAAATATTTGCTGTACCATCAAAGCTAACACCTGCTATTGTTCTTGCAGTTTCTAAAGCTGTTGCAGTCGCAGCATTTCCTGTTGTAGATCCTGATGTACCACTTACATTTCCTGTTACGTTACCTGTTAAATTACCTGTGATATTTCCTGTTACATTTCCAGTAATTGTTCCACTAGCTGTTATCGTTCCTACAGATATATTTGGTGTTCCAGTTAAATTAGAAGCTAAACTTGCAGTACCAGTTAAGTTACCAGTAACATTACCAGTTAATGCACCTGCGAAAGCATTTGCTGTTATAGTTCCAGTAGCAGTAAGATCACCACCTGTGTTCATACTTAATCCACTACTGTTTCCTGAACCATCTGTAATAGCTTGTAAAGCTGCTGCTAATGCTCCGTTATCTCCAACCTTAATTAAGCTAGGATAAGTGCTACTTATTGAATTTCCAGTTAACGCTGCCATCTTTTTTTAATTTAGTATTTATATATTTTTTTAATTTTTTTAAATTTTTGTCTTTGATTTTATATTTTCTTATCATAATACCCACCCATTAAATAAATTATCTTTATCAGGATAAACATCTTCATTTGTGTTAGAATTATACTCTGGAAAGTTTGTATTATTAAAACTTAAATAATCTATCATTCTTCTTATATAATATTCTGCAAACTCTCTTTCTTTATTAACTAGATAATCTACTTCTGATTTTGATACGCTTTCAGCATTTTCGCTTACGTGCTTATATACTCCTGCATTTTTTACTTGATATGCAGCAAATGGTAGGTAATCCATCATAGCATAATGTATTAATGCAGGTTGCACATAATTATTGACTAATGTCAAATAGTGTCCTGCTAAATCGTTGTTTGTTATTTTTGTTTCTATTTTTTCATATAATTTTGTACCAAGAAAGTTTTGTATATGTATTTCTTGCGATATTTTTATATAGGGCAATATTTTATCCACATCTACGTTACCGTCTATGATTGTATTTTTCTTTAAGTCCTGTACTTTTATAAATAATACTTGTGCCATTTCTAAAATGCTTTACCTTTCGGTGTTTTAAAATCTTTCTTTTTATCAAAACCCCTGTTAACCATATCTCTAGGTCTTGTTGCTACTTTTTTATTGTTAGTTTCAGGTGTAAAACCTTCTTGTTTTGCTTTACTAACACTTGACTTTGATCTAGGATTTTTAGGATCAGGGCTTACTGTTTTACTCATATAAACTCTACGTTCCCAGTAGTGTCTACAAGATCCACCACCTTTATATAACCATATATCATAAGTATCTGCTCCACCTTTTCCCCAACCTTTGTTAACTGGCTTACTAGTTAACTGTTGTATATCTTCTTTTCTATATATCTTATTAGCTTGTACCATTTTTCTACAAAACTCTCTTGTATCACCGTCAAATTCTTGTGGTGCATATTGGTATCTTACTTTATACTTCCAACCTTTTTTATTTTCACCATCTTGATCACTCTTTGCCATAGGTCTTGCAGATCCAGTAGAAGCTAATTCTAACTTTTTATTTAAGTCATCATCTATGTCATAATCTACTGGTGCTGATTCTACTAGCTCCCATTCTTCTAAATCTTCTTCTTCTCCTAAAGCAATAAACTCACCTAATGCAGTTACTTCAGATAACTCGTTTCTATCTGTTTCTACTCCTGTTTCTTCTTCTCTAGTTTCATCATCTACAATATTACCTTCTAAATCTGTAAATTCTAAAGGTTGTAATGTTTTAAAATATAAGTTTAGAGAAATATTATTAAAAGCTAGTATAGAATCTAATGCGTCTAATATATATTCTTGCTGTACTCTTATTACCATATTATCAAAGAGTATACTTGCTTGTTTTAACTCGTCTGCGTTTGATCCTAAGCCATTATTTCCTGTTCTAATACCTAATAGTAGTGGCGAAGATAATCTGTGTCCTACGAGGATCTTATTTGTTGATTCATCACTTAAAAATTGATATTGATTGTGTGCGTCTGATAATTGTACTGGATCTACAGTTGCAGCACTTTCAGAATTGTCATTAAATGCTAATATAAATTTACCTGCATTACTTGTTCCACTAAACTTATCATATATTCTTCTTTCTATTAATTCTCTAGCTTCTTCATCAGGAGTACCATTGTTAAAATTTAATAACATAGTGGGACTTAATCCTGTTTGTATATTATTAATATGGTAGTTTGCAACTTCTGCTTCTAACTCACAGTATGGTAAAGCACCTTGATATGTAACTGGTGTGTAGTAAAAATAACCTGCTCTGTATGGTTTAATACACAAAATCTCTATTGCATTATTACCACTACCAAATGCAGGTATTCTTTTTGCTTCGTCTCTCGGTGTATATTTTGACCAATCGTGAAAATAATAAAAACCTTTTATCTCACCATTTTTATCAGCTTTTTCTGCACGTAAAGTTTGTACTGGAAAATGTTCTACCTTCACAATTTTACTACGGTCTACATTATAGTATACTTGTAATGTAGCTTGTCCTAATAAATAAAAATCAGAACATATTTTTTTTAACTCATCTTTTTTAAATAATGTTATTGCTTCTGCATAAGCCAATGGCTTTTTATTGCTGTTTGTTGCAGCTAAACCTTTACCGTATATCATTTCAGTTATACCGTTAATAATTGCATTATTTGTAGGACTTCCTTGATATTGGTCTATTAGGAATTGGTAATAATTATTATCTTCACCGTATGCTACAAACTTATCTCGTTTGTTTTCTGTAATCTTTGGTGCTGTATATGTATTTAAATTTACTACTCTAATTTTGCTCATTAGCTTATTATTATATAGTCATCATCAGGATAACTTGTTGTTTCTGTATATACTCCGTTGTTAATTGTGTAATAGTCATTGTTTGATTGATCTATTGTTTGATCAGTACAAAATACTTTATCTAAATATACATCTTTTTCAGATGAAATAATATTATCCCAAGTATCTGTAGCTGCTTCCCATTTAGTTGTAAATGTATTCCACAAAGCACCTATACCTTCTATAATTTTTAGATCATAAAACCTACCTTCTACTAATGTGTATGTAGTAGATACTGTTGCATTGTCTTTTACTCTTGTTAATGTAACATTCTGTGTTTTAGTAGTAGTATTAGTGCTGTTATCTCTTATAGATACAGTAACACTTGACGGATATGCTCTCGGTGTAAATGTTAATGTTTGTGCAGCAGCACTAGTTGTTAGAATCTTCATAATTATATAATAAAAAAAAACTTATTTTTTACATAATAAAAAAGGGAGATTATAAAACCCCCCTTTCTAAACACACAAAAACAAAAAACTGTTATGCTGTTGGATCTATTTGCGTTGAACTTTCTAACGCAGTAACTACCGATCCAGTTATAAATAACGGTGGTATTACTTCCGTTGCAGTAAACGTCAATGTGAAACCACTTAAATCTGCATATGCTGCACCACTAACAATAGTTCCTGCAGTTAATTCAGCTCCTTGATGGAATCCGATCATAAAATGATTAGCACTATTATCTGTGTCAGGATTAACACTAGAACTCATTACTCTATTGTTGTCCTGTACTACAATGTGTGGTCTTGCAGCTGCTATTAGTTTTATTTCTTCTTGCGTTGCTGCGTCTAAATGTGTAAACGTCAATTCTAAAGTTGTTTCATAAACTGTAGTACCAGTATCTCTTGAACTAATAATGTTAGTTGTCATAGAACTAGTAGCACCTTTTAAGTCATATTGAAAAAATACAGGTGTACCTGATAATGCAGATATATTTCCTGATGAAATACTTGCAGCACCTAATGTACCGTATTTTGCCATATATACTTTGCCTAATCCACCTACTGATTGTTTACAAGGTATTTTTCTTCCTGTTGTTAATGTACAAGCCATATCTTATTTTTTTAAAAAAAAAGGTAGATAGTATAATGCCACCTACCTTTTATTGTTATACAATTATTTATTATGAATATAGTACAATATCAGATCCGATACCGTGCTGTATTCCTGCTGTAAATCTCATTACAACTCTTACGTTTTGAGATCCATCAATGTCTGCCATATCAATTACTTTAACTTGGTTTTGGTTATCTAATAAACCTGTACCGAAGAAAAGATTTGACTTTTGAGCAGCTACCATAGTATCACTTGCTAACCCAGTAGCTAATACTAACTGAATACCATCAAAAGATACTGCATTACCCATATTATACCATTGGTTACCTTCGCTGTTTGTACCTGCTGCACCTAAACCGTTAGCACCAAATCCACCTAAACTTCTAATGTAGTTTCTGTAAATATTACTTGGTACATAGATAACTAAATCTTCGTTACCATATACTGCTGAAGGTATAGCGTCCATTACTTTACCAATTTCTGCTGCTACATTTGCTGATGTACTTGCTTGACCTGCAACATCCACTACATCACCGTCTGCTAGTAGTGTTGTTCTAAATCCATCAAATTCACCTGCGTTAGCGTTTGTACCATTCCAAATGTTTTGCTCCATTTTTTGTGCTACCTTATCTGCAACGTGTGCGATTAAAAAGTCACTAAATTGTGGAGGTAAATTATCAAATGCTGAGTAACCCATTTGTACTGCTTCCCAATCTGATTGGAAATCTTGCTTACATAACTGTAGATTTACTTGAAATTCTTCAGGTTGTAATATTCTCTCTGTTAGAGTAAGTGTAGATGTAGGATCAAAGTCACAGCTAGAATTTTTTACAATTCCGTCAGTTGCTACTTTTTTCATTACTTGCTTAAACTTTACGTTAGGAACTACTGTAATATTTCCTTCAGCTAAAGTTTTACCACTCAATAATGCTGCCGAGATATACTTTCCTGCAAACTCACCTGCATATGTTGTTGTTAAATTATTAGTTGTTGCCATTTTAAATTTTATTATTTATTATTATTATAGTTCCCCTACTGTTATTGATGAAGCTGCGTTACCATTACCTGATAAATAAAAGCTAGTACCATCACTTGATATATTTACGTGATCTCCAATGCTTTCTGCACCATCTTCAAAAGTTACTTGATCTACTGCGTCAGCTTCTACGATTGCACCGTTTACAATCACACCACCGTTTAGAATATCTCTATTGTCAGCAGGTGTTTGTACAACACAATCAGTTGAAAATGCAGCAGCTACGATAAACTTTGCACTCCATCCTGCTGTAGGAGCAGGTAATGTTACAGTATAACCTGTACCACTTATTAGGAATGTCTTTCCTGAATCTGCAGCAGCTAATGTTGTTGCAGCAGTTAGCGTTTCTTGTTTAGAGAAAATTCTACTAACGTCATTTGAAATAGTTGTTGTTGTTGACATTTTAAATTGATTTTAATTATTATTTAGTTATTGCTTGTAATACTCTATTGTAAGTAGTATTCTGATTTGAATTCGTAGCATATCTTGCACCAAGTTTTGTATCTTCTGTTTCAGGAGAATGTTTAATTCCTTCTGAAGCAGGTTTAGACAATTCTTCTTGCTTTGCCATTTCTTCTTTTTCTTCTTTCTTATCCATCATTTTTTCAATGATTTCGTTTAGTTGTCCCTTAACTTCTTCCACAGATTCTGCTAAAGCTGTAAGTTCGTCCTTAGTTGCATAATTCATTTCTGATTTTTCTTCTTCTTGAATTGGTGCTTCTTCTAAATTAGTATCTTCTACTGCAGTATCTGCTGTATCTTCTACTACTTCTGAATTTTTGATTTCTTCAATCATACCTTCTGTTTTAACGATTAATATTCTATTGTCTGATAACTCATATTCTCCCATTGGTAATGGTACATTTTCGTCATCTGTTTTAATAAATACTTCATTACCTGATTCAAATTTGTCAGCAGATAATACTGTACCATTCTCTAAAGTAATTTCTTCTAAAGAAACACTTTCTAGCTTTACGTCTACATTACTAGGATCAACTCCTAATAAAGTTTTGACCTTTGATAATATCTCTGTAGCATTCATAACTATATAATGAATAGAGTAATTTTTTTTATATTTTCAAACCGTATTTTTTAAACACGACCTATTCCTTGTGCTTGTATAGATCCATCACAGCATTTACGACTATACGTATTGTCAGGGCATAGACAAGCACGTTTACTGCTTTTAGGTGATGTTCTACTAGGTGTTTTATTTGGTTTCTTTGGCATTACTTACAAATACAAAAATCGCAGTTACAGTTCATAGTTTATCTTTTTATTGGCACACAGTTAGGAACTCTCTTACCATTTTTAATTTTAGTTCCATACATCTCATATCCTGCTTGACAAGGTTTTTTTAATTCTTCTTCTTCATTGTGTGTTTTGCAGGGCATATACCAATCTTGATCTTCAAAGTTATGTACGTGGTGTCCTTCACAACCTATACTCTTTGCTATTTCATCTGCTTTTTCAGGAGTACTATATGCTAAACGATCATCTATTATAGCGAATTCATCATTTATCTTTTGTGAATATAATTTAAGTTCATTCATTTTACCTCTTGCCCAATTCTTTGCAGACAGTCCACCCCATAATAAGTATGAAATAGTACCACAAGACTTAGAATCATTTGGATCATAATATTCTTCTGCTCTAGATAAGTAGCTGTACATTCTTTTAATTGTATCTACGCTTATCTTTTCTCCCTTTGCTAATTGCTGTGCTCTAATCTTACCTACATCTGTTGCACATTTATTATTTATACTTTCATTTAATTTAATACCTCTTTTAGCATTATTCTTTACAGATTGTGGATAATCGTTGTATGATTCTAGTGTAACTCTAACTCCTGAAACTATATCTTTTATGTTTGCTAATAAATATTCAGCTTCTTTCATTTCTATAGCTGATAAATTAGATTCTTTTTTTGCAGACTTATCTTGAAAATACCCTTCTATTGAAAAACCTTTTACTGCACCTGTTTTAACAAACTCCTGCCATACCTTATCAGAATGTACTTTTACAGATCCTACCCAAGTACCTACTGGATATTTTAATCCGTAGAATGCAGTCTTATCTTTATCTGTATCTTCTACAATCCAAGATTCTACTAGACTTAAACCTTTTAATTGCATTTGGTGTTCTAGTGTTGCATTGTTTTGATTACCTTCCATTAAATACAATTCACTTGCTTTACGCACAGTATCTTTAGAAAAGTATATGTAATACTCACCTTCTTCACCCATACGTAAAATAGGTTTATTAGGTATTAGTAATGCACCTAACAATATGCGTTTCTCATCATCTACTTCAGCTAATTTATATTCTACTTCTTTATTAAGTGTAATGAAATCTTCTTCTATTGCAGGTTTCTCTACTATTGATATAGCTTCTATACCTGAATACTCTTGTTCTTCGTCTAAAATAAGTTCTACAATTCTCATAATTATATAATAATTTAATTTATGTTTTTTCTAAATTCCACTTTCACTAATAATATTTCTATCTAATTGTTGTGCTGTTGTTACATCACCTGATACTACAAAAGCTTTAACTGGTTGTTGGTTGTTTAGTGTTTCTGCTATTTGGTTTAACGGTGACGATCCTACAACATTAAACGCAGGTGCTTGTGCTGATGGTATTGAAGCTGCTGCTCCTTGCACACCTGATGATCCTGCTCCAGTTGGTGTTTTTGTACCTACTATACCTTTAACTGCAGAAAACCCTGCTGTTAATGCTGTAGCAAATCCTATTAAACCTAATGGAAAAAATGGTTTACTATCTAATGCTGTAGTCGCTGCTTTGTAAGTACTCATTATAGCTTCTGCTGTTAATGCTGCTTTTGCTGCTACACTATTTTTATTTAACGCACCTGCTATTGCATTTAAACCTTCTTTAGCTAGATTAAATTTCATATCTGCTAATTGTTTGTCTAGTAATGCTTCTTCTGCATTTGATTCTTTTACAAGTTTATTTTTCTCTTTTTGTGCTTCTTTAAATTTAGCTGAATCTTTTTCTAACAATTCTTCTTGCTTAGCAAATACATCTAGTGCTAATTGTTTTCTTGCTTCTGCTGCTGCTTTTTGTATTTCTAATTTTTTAAATTCATTGTCTGTTAAATTAATTGCTGACTGTCTTTCTATTTCTTCTGAATCAAATTTTTGTTGTAATAAAACAGTTTCAAGATCTAATTTTTCTTGTATTAAACTTATTTCATTAACTAATTGTTCAGATCTTTGACCACCTAATCTTTCTTCAATCTCTAATAGTAATGCTTGTGCTCTAATATCAGCAGCTATAAGTTCTGTTTTTGTACTATTGTTTGCTAATGCTGCAGCTGCTGCGTCTGCTTGTATTTGTGCTAATTCTAATTCTTGTTGTATTCCTGCTTCTAATATCTCACCTAATTTTTTGTTAGCTGCTATTCTGTTGTCTATATCTTCACTAACATTATCACGAATTTGTCTTTGTTCTTCAGCAGCTTTTAAGTTTACTAATCTTAATTTTTCTTGTTCTGCCGAAGCTATCTCTGCAGCTTTTGCTAACTGTACTTCTGCTTTAGCACCTTCAAATGCACTTGTAGTAACTTCTTTTATTCCTTTAACTACCTTTTTTGTTACATCAGCTACTTTATCAAACGTTCCATCAACACCAGTAAAAGTATCAATTAATTCTTTACCTGCTTCTTTTGCTGATTCTGCTGCTCCTGCAAAATCTCCTTTAAATACTTTTACTATTGCATCACCTAAAAATCCTATTGCTTCTAATGCAGATTCAAACTTTTCTATAATGTTTGCTTTAATTGCAGCACCTAAATCTTTAACACTTTGTAACGGATCTTCAAATATTGCTTTAAAAAACCCTACGACTTTATCAGAATTATCTATAACAAAATTTATAAACTCATTAAATATATTTGATACTGTACCAAATGCTATTGCAAAAGCGTCACTTAATCTTTGATTTTCTCCTAATACTTGTTTAAATAAATTAAACCCTTCTACTATTAATAATATTGGTAATGCTTTTAAACTGGCTTTTACCTTATTAATACCATTTTTTGCTAAATTTTTTAAAGTTTGCTGTAACCCTTTAAAACCTTTCTTTAAATTTTTGCTAGTTTTTTTACCTTGTTTTTCTACGCCCTCTACAGATTTTTTTAAATCAGTAAACTGTTCACGTATGTCTTGTATGTCTTGTTGTGCTTTCTTAAGATCTACTTCTAGTTCTATTGTTTTTTTGACTGCCATTTAATTTCAGTTTTAAATTGGTTATACGCTTCCTTTATACTATTAGGTAGTTTGTATTTACCTTTAGCAATCTGCACTATCTCACTTTTGCTCTTAGAATATTTTAATAATTCTATTATACTATGTATCATAAATATATAATAACTTAAATCTGTTTTTTTTATGGACAAGGTAATATTCCATTAGCAAAATCATAATAACTACGCACAAATATTCCGTTAGCGTCAATCTGTCCCACAAAAGAATTTGTACCTATATCTGCCCAAAAGTTATATGTACTGTTATATGCTTGTCTTACATACTTAACTGCATATTGTGTGGGTTGATAGTGTGTTGGATAACCTTGTTTACCTGCTCCTGTAAATTTTGTTGTTAAAGTTGTATCAGTCCAAGTCTGCATATTTGCAGATACTGTTCCACTATAATATGCGTATACAGATCCTAAAGAAGATGAACACGCTGCAGTAGAACTAGTGTAAGATGTAGATGGATAGTTAGCACTTAATCTTAATCTTTTTATACTTGTAGAACAAGCTGACTGTGCTCCTAAAGTTCCATTGCCACTTGTAACTTGATACACATAATTTTGATAAGAATAATATCCGTTTACAGATAAGTTTGTTAATCCGTTGTTATCATATATAACTAATCCTGCTCCAAATGTATTACCAGTTCCTTGCGAATAAACAGTTCTTTGATATGCAGTAGATACACAAGCTAAATAAGGATCTGTAGGGTGATATCTAATAGCTGTATGTGTTGTCCAATTTGGTGCTGAAGCTGTTGTTACTTGTTGATAGCTAGAAGCTATTCCTTTAGTAGCACTATATGTATTTGTTGCTGTACCCCAGTAGTAATAATTTGTAGACGCTGTTAAACCAGTAAAAGCTCTACTTTTATTACCTATACTTGTTGGTGCAGGAGATATATCATAATGAATATTACCTGAAGCTGTAGGTGAAGCATTATTAGTACCCATATAAAACCCTGCTCCGTTTATTGTTTGTCCACCATCATTACTAATATTTAAGTTAGCTGTAAATGATGTTTCTGCAATATTTGTTTCTGCTTCTGATGTAACTGTTGGTGTATTTGGTGCTGCACTTGTTGCAAAACTTACAGTAGTTCCTACTCCTGTTCCGTGTTGGTTTGTTGCATAAGCTGTTACATAATAAGTTGTACCTGCTACAATACCTGATGATTTTGTATAAGAAAAACTTCCAGTAGATGTTCCTGAAACTACTTGCTGTGGATTGTTAGTATATACTGCATTAGTACCTATATAAAAACCTCTAGCTGATACAGTACCATTAGATACATCTAAACTACCATTTGCTGTAAATGCTTGATAAGTTACATTAGTTGCTGTACTTGTTGTTAGTGTAGGTGATAATGTAGGACACGGATTATAGTTAGATATATAACCATTACTATCTATAGTTGCATAATAATTACTAGGGAATCTATGATAATTTCCTGATCCAGTATATGCTGTTGTTAAAGCACTTGATGTAAATAATCGAGTAGTATTACCTAAAGATCCAGAATAATGAACTGTAGTGTTTAATGTAAGCCCACACGCTGTGTTTGCGTTTGCATTATTAGTAGAAGAAATTGTTATGCTAACTGTAGCTGCACCTGTTGCTGCAATAGCTTCTCTACCATTTAATAATTCTAATGACGCTTCTCCAGTTTGTAAATTTGTTGTTATGCTATTTATTCTATATGTAAGATCATTTATTTGTAATTCATCTGCTAGACTATAATTCTGTAAAAACTTTAAAGGTAATTTTGCTTTTATTTTTGTTAACCTTTCATTAGTTCTAAAAACATTCTCTATATATGATTTGTAATATTTGTCAAATAAAGAACTTGTCCAAGTAGTATCAGGAGCATTCCATTCGTTTTCTTCTAAACCAAAATGTATTGTTTCAGGATATCCAGTATCGTTATTTAATAATGCAGGAGTATTGCTAGGAATCCAATATGCAGATTGTGTAGATTCTGCAGAACTAGATCCTGCGTCATATCCACTTATTTCTGTTACTAAATTAAATGATGTTGGTGACGGTATTTCTGTTGTATGTATAGGATAAAACAATAATGGCTTTCCTAAATATGCTTCTTGTTTGTCATCTAACAAATGCCCTACTTGTATATTTTTTATTGTAGATCCATCATATAATCTTTCAAACTTCATATGTTGAAATGGTACAATTACTTCATAAGTATTATTATTGCTGTCTAATGTTCCGTCATCATCATAACTTACGCTACCCCAATCTGATTGAAATTGTTCGTTGTGTTGTTTAGCTAATATGTTTCCTGTATCTTCATATCTAAAGTTAATGGATCTATACGGTAAAGCTTTGTCAACTGTTTTTGTTGTGTTGTCTACAAACTCTGAAATATTTGTTACAGTTCCATCAGTATAAAAACTATTTAATGTGTCTATTGTAGTTAAACCATTTTTAGTTGTAGCTGTAAGATTAAACATTTTAAATAACCC